ACGTGGGCTGAGCTTGGGTTAAACTCAATCGTGGTGCCGCCGCCGCTGCTAGAGGCGGCTGACGTCAAGCCGCCCGCTTGGGTGCGATTGCCCTCTAACGTCTCATCAAAATTCTCGGTCAGACCTACTAATGTGCCAGCGCTATTGCTAGTGCTGGTGCCGCCGCCGATTGCTATCGCATTTGTTGGGACGACCAAAATCCCAGAGAGGTCGTTGCCCTCATCATTGATTGTGAAATGACTCTGATAGGCGGCGTTATAAACGGCGTAGACGCCTACCCCGCAACAAGACATTGATGAGCTAAAGTTTACAACCACATCTCCAGAGGTTCCGCTCGGCACCTGTGCTTCCCAAATCTCGTGCGCGTCACCATTGTCACTTGTCTGACGAACAACCAGAGCTGCTGAAACTCCCGCCACCGTTAGAGAGCTTACAGTCCTTGCACCCGCACTAGCCCGCTCACCCGTTACCAACACAGCTATAATTCTTCCGCTGGCCGCCGTGCTTAGTGATTGGCTTGAAAATGTATAGGAGCTTGCGTTGGACGAACTGACTGCGCTGGTCGCAAAACTGACAGTTGCTGCTGTGCTGGATGCTGGCGCAGCGGATAGCCCTAATTCGACTGAGTTTGAAAATGGCAGGTAGAAGCCGTTATTGCCAAAACTCGACAATCCCGAGAGGTCCTTGGGTCGCCAAACTCCCTCCGAACTGTACTCTGCAAAATTTGACGCCGCTAAAGCAGTTCCGTCGAGCCCCACAAATTGTGATAGGTAATAGTCTCCGTAGGTGCCACTTGCGGAGCGTTCTAACCGTCCAATGTTTAACGCCTTTACATTGTTAAATGTTGCCAGATCAGTAGAGCTACTGGGATTGGTTTTAGTGTCAAAAGCTGTAACGGTTGCGCCATTCACCTCGACGGTGCAAGCCGTGTCGTCCGTTTTGCTCCCATCGATGCGAATACAAAAATGCGTCCAGGCGTGAGGATCACGAAATACTTGGGTGGTCGTCCGGTTAATTGTCGCGGCACCCGCTGCGGTCTCGCATAAAACAATAAAGCGGTCGTCGGAATGAAAATAAATATGAATGCTCTCGGCTACGCCACCTGACTCCTGACCTTGGGTGATGACTTTTTGCTGGTTTCCGATTGTCCCGCGCTTGATCCAAAAACTAAACGTGCATATCCGATCACTCGTAGGCGCTTGTGAGGGCAGAAACGTGGCATATTGACTACTATCGTCGGCTAGCAACATACTGTTATCGACTTGATAGCCGCCAGCACCAGCAGCACCGGCAGCACCCATCATTGCATTACGGAAACCCGTCATTACTTCATATCCAATCCAGCAGCAAACCCATACCAACGAGTTCCAGCATCTATGGTTGTAAATACAAGAACGTCAACTCCAGCCGTAGTTAATGTAGGAGCCGTTCCACCGGCAAAATCTACAGATGCGGGCCAGTTGACCGTCTGACTTCCACCGTTGGTCAGATACAAAACAAAACCGTTTTGTTCGTCAGAAGCAGTAGGATTGCTAAACGTAAAGGTGTTTGCACTAGTGTCTACTGTTGCACTGACTGAGTTACCTAAGGATAAGTCAATGTCTTGAGTGCCACCACCAGTAGCTCCTATAGCATTAGTAACTTCACCGTAGTCCTTAAGGTTTACACGTTGTAAGTAGTTGTCCTGAAAGTTCTGACCTGCGCTCCAGTTTTGAGCTACGTCAAGTTTAGCTGTATCTGCATCGTATTGTTGAAGAGTTACACCTAAATCATCTGAGTCGTACTTACTATTGACCGCTGTTCGTACAGCAGAAAACTCTGTGTTAAAGTCTCCACCAGAAATAATTTTGTTTGCATCAGAATCAGCCAGAGAATCTTTACCGGACCAGCTAACTTGAATTGTATAATCGCTCATTTATTTAACTCCTTGAAGAATATCGGGCTATCCCGTAAAGTGATTTTGCGCTACCGTATAATGCTGCATCTCCTGAATCAAAAGGAGAGCGTTCCTCTTGTCGTTGGTTTGATAGTTTCATAAACAACTGTTGCCTGTCCCACTTTGGCGTAGGGGGCTTAGGAAAAGGTTTAAATAAAGGTTTAGTTCGTCCACGAGGCATAATTAACTTCTAAGCCTTTCCCCGGCCCAACGAGCTAAGTTTTTCTTTTTCTTTTCCTCTGTCATTTTTTTCTTTTTCTTTTTGACAAATTTTCCGGCAACTCTATTCTTTACTGGTTTCATAGTACCACACCATATTCCTTGTTTCGTTCACGCACTAACGCAAGTAGCTTTTCTCTTTCTTTTTCCCATACAGTATTTAACTGCTCAGTACGGACTTTAGGATTATCCGTTGCCACTCTTTTAATGCGTCCTGTAGGAGTGGGAACGGAAACCTGTGTAACTTTTGGTTTTGTTCTTTTATCGGAAGGAGTAAACAATCCCCCCTGTGCAATCTTAAGATTTGCGGTTTTAGGAGCAGGTCTTCCTTCGGAAACTTCTTTAGCTTTACTTCCTTTTTGAACGTCATGCTTTTCGTAGTCCTTTTCCTTAACTTCGTCAAGCTCTTCGTTCTCGTGCATAAGTAAATCTATTAAATTTTGTAGGTCTTCTGCTTCCTCATCAAACCCATCCCCCTTAAACTCTAGTTCGTTTTCCTCTAAAAAACTAGCTATTTGTTCTTCAGTAGCTCCGGGATTTGACTGTTTAAATGCCTTAAGAAGAAGTTCTTTATACAGTCGGGCTATTTTATTTTTAATACGATCAAGTTCTAAATTGTAACTTGTATCCGATAAAGCATCTTCTAAAGTAATCATAATTTAGCCCTGTGTTGTAGTAGTGGGAGGCCCCTTAAAACCAGAGCCTCCCTATAACTACTTAGGTAGCGGGAACAACAAACGCTACACCAGCATCGTCGCGGAGTTCCGCAACGCCATAAAGCGTATCGGCAGTGAACAGATCACCAAGATACTCTTGCTTGTATTGCGTCTGAGACCGAACACCCATTTGCTCTGCAAAGCAAAGAGCATCTTTGTGCATCATAACACCAACACGCTGGGCATCGGAGTTGATGGACGGGCAGTTTGAAGAAACATAAACGTCCATGCCATAGATGCTACCGATCTTTCCGGTCTTGATAGCTTCGCCGTTACCAATGAACTGCTGTTCAGTGAAGCGGTTAATGCCAAGCATATCATTTGCGGCAATCGGAGGAATAACCATGAAGCGGTTATCCGAAGGAACATCAGCGTTGTCCAGTTTCAGGATCATAGCCCGAATACCGGCATCCGTAATGTCCGTAGCGTTTGAGGAGTTACCCGTGTACAGCGTTGTACCGTTGCCACCAATAACGGCTTTTTCGTACAACGAAGCACCAGTACCACCTACCGTACCACCCTGAAGAGCTTCAGTAAGCGTAAACAAATCAGTATCTACTTGTTGTGCCAAAGCATAACCAGCATCGTCAGTATAGAACCGACGAAGAGACTGAAGAGCTTGAACTTCCGTAATGTCTTCCATAAGTACGGAATACTCATAGTGTTTGTTAATGCTGACCTGCACTTCACTGTGAGTATCGCCCTGAAGCACTACTTGAGTGTTTGCAGCTTTAGCATTAGCAGAACCACGAACCGGCTTAGGAATGTGAATGGTATCACCTTTCTTTCCGGCATGGTTGATTTTAGTGACAAGATTACCAAGAACAAGATTTTTCTTGTACCCAGCAATTACTTCATCGGACCACAACTCAGGTATAAAAGTTGCCCCTGTCGTGGTCGTCTGATGGTTAGAACCCAAAGCCATAATTAGCTCCTTTCTTCTTTATAAGGGTTATTTGACTCGACCCTCTGCATATGCCGCAAGTATTTCGTCCTGCAAATCTTCATAACGCTGAGGATCATTTGTTTTAAGTCTGATTAGATCAGCCCTACGGTAGATTTTTTTACCGGATGTGGATTCCGAAGAAGTCCTTGATACGCCCTTTCCTGCCTTCATAGCTTGTTCTCGTTCAGCAACTTTGTTTGCTTCGGCTTCGCTTGTGTTACTAATTAAGGCTCGTTCTTTCCAGTTACCTATAAGTTCCAAAGCGGAGTCTAAGTTATAATTGTGTGCCGCTACAAACAGCTGCTTACGTATCGGGCTTCCCTGAACCCACTCCTGAAACTTGGAATCACCTACGATTTCAAGATAATCAGGATGCGCCTCTTTCAGTCGTTGAGTTGTAACTTGCACATGCTGTGCTTTTTGTTGCTCTTCAAACTGACGGAACTTTGGATGATTTTCAATGGCTTTACTGACGGCTTTGTCAGGGTCATCAAAAAAATCTAACTCCTCTTCTGGCTGCTCTTCTGTTCCGTTTTGACTAGTGGTAACTTGTTGCTGAAGAATACCGTCCGTAAGTTTACGAAGCTCGCCTAGTTCTTGGCCTTTCCTTCCAAGTTCTCTTTCCAAGTTTTCGTAGGAGGAAATAATATCTTCCATCGACTTGTTCTTAAACTTGTCAGGTAGTTCCACCTGCGGTTCTTCTTGAGGTTGTTCCACTTGGGGAGCCTCTTCGATGTTCGCATATTCTACGCCTTCTTCTGGTTTAACTTCTTGTTCTGGTTCTACAACAACACTATCCATAGTACTAACCTCCGTCCTGTATAAAGATTATGGAGTTAAAATATGTTGGGATTAAAGGTCTAACTCTAATTGATCCAACGCTAATTTGGTGGTCTCCTCTAAATTAATAAACATATTTAGCATATCCACCTGCCCTTTCCGTAGAAAAAGCGTCTTCTCGTCTTCTATCGTCTGTATGTTTTCTAGTGATTCAGCCATGTCCTCTAACTCTTTTATAAAAATAGTCCAGGCATCGCTATTAAACAAGTCAAGACGTTTTTCAAGAATTTCTCTGTCAGTCATTATCTACCCGTTTCGGCTGCTTTAGCTAAATTAAGAATAGTTTCGGACTGCAAGTGTTCTACTTCTGGCATATTCCTCATTGTTTCTGACTGAACATTCTGTGCATCTACTTTAAGTTTTTCAATACGTGCCATCTTCTCTGCAAGATCAACTTGTACTTTAGCCATAGCAGCTTCGGAGTTCTTGTCTTGAGCATCGGACTGTAACTTGGCTGCGTGGGCCATGTCTTTCATTGCTCCGGCCTTCATCTCTTCAATTTCCATTTGCAACTTCATAAGCTCAAGCTGTTGTACCATCTGTTGCATTTGTTGTGCCTGAGGGTTCGGCTGTAGGGACTGAGCAATAGCGGCCTTCATCTGATCCCTGTTGGACATTGAGCTATTCTCAAAGATGGACATAAGCAACATAGCATGAGGAGGAGTACCTGGTTGTGTCATTGACATCAACTGGATCATCTGGGTCATCTCCAGTTCCTTAGCCATAATACCCATAGAAGAGTAAGCCTTAAACTTATAGTCTCCTGCTGGATAACGATCAGGGGAAAACTGAATATAACGGAAGGCAGACTTTTCAATTAAGGGAATTAAAAAGTTTTCTTGGAAGTTCATAATGGTACGCTTCTGTCGCTTAATTGAAGCGGCCTGTATCATAGACATTCCAGAGGCAGTAGAGTTCCTGGGGTTTGAGAAGTTACTGTTGGCACTGTCCATTGCCCCAGTGCCCATTTGAACCATCCGCTCCAACTCACCGGCCTCAGTAAAGGTTGTATTGGATACGGCACCAAAGTTTAAGGGGAACAAGGTTGACCGGGGATCACCGTTTGTAAGAATTGTCTTACCGGCTTTGACCTCGAACTTGACACCCCTAGGGAGACGAGTAGCGTCCACACCAAGCATCGGGTGTGTCGTAAGGGCAAGAGCATCAATCCTGGCACGTAGCTCTGCGTCAAGAGCTTTCTGAGGATTGTAACCTTTCTCTGCCACCCCTCGCCCCCAAAACTTGTTGGGAACACGATCAAGTTGAAAGGCCACAAAGGGACGATCTTCCATTAAGTATGGATTTTCTGCGGCCTTAAGTACAATATGGTCATTAGCAATAACGACAACTGATTCTACAAGTTCATCATCTTCGTAGTCAAACTCTTCTTCCATTGAACTACTACGGTCATTTAAGTATTTTTTAGGAACCTGTCCCCAGTACTCTACAATTTTGACT